TATTCTATATCATAATGAAGTTGAGTTGCGACCATTCCGCCCTCAGCATTGTTCTCGATGATTATTAATGCTTCGTTATATGGTCTTACATACTTATTTAGTAAATCAGGATATAGCATAGGGCTGACCGTATTATCCCGATAGGTACATACTTGTTTGAATGGACTTGTTGTTACATCAAAGACAGTGAATGTCGAGTAATCTAGTCCTCGTCCTTTAGAGACATCAACTGTGCATATATATTCGTGGCCTTCTTTGGGTCTCTCATAGACTCTAACTTCGTTTTTAGACCAAACAGCCTCCAATGACATAAGACCGAGTAAGGTATTACTGTTGACCAAGGTATTTCCTGTTCCCAAGAAGGAGTTTCCGTACTCTTGTTCGAACTGTGCTTCTGAGGTGTTGGCAATGGTTTGCTTTTTCCATTCCTCATCTCGATCTGGTACATCGTACCAATTAATTGTAAATGGTTTATATTCAGATTGATCATGAATAGCGCTCTCATATATTTTATGGAACATATTACCTACGCCATTCGCTGTTGAAGTTATGATAACCTTCGAATCTTTACCTGAGGTGATAACAGGATATGTTGCAGTGTAAAATGTCTCTGCATCTTCGACAAACGCAAACTCATCGAGATACAGCATGTTGATTGACATACCACGAATCGAACTAGAAGATGTAGCAGCCGCTACAATCTTACTATCATTACCAAATTCAATATTTCCCTTATTTAGAATTTTTACTCCTGGTTGCAAGAAAAAGGGAACAGACTCGAGCATCGTAACGATCCTCGCAATCATTTCTCTTGCAATTGCGCCTTTGTTTGCAAGTACTGCTACAGTAACTTCTGGATGAAACAGAATATACCATAGTAAGTACGCACACGATGTTATTGATTTACCACTCTGCCTAGACGCTAGGACGACGCTGAAGCGATTATCTTTAAAGTGATTGATAAGTTTATCTTGATACCCACGAAGTCGAAAAGGTACTAAACCTTCATCAAGTGAAATGATCTGACAATATGATTCAATAAAATGTACAGGATCTTCAGAGCATTTTACATACTCAGCTAACTCATGTTCGGTGTATTCTGTCTCGATACCTGCCCGTTTGATCAGGTGGTTACCAAGATACCCCTCATTTCTCGGTTTTACCATTCTTCTTCAAAAACTTCTGCAACTCAGAAGTTGATCCTACATATAGATGATTGTGTTGAGTACCGATCTTTTGTTGTTCGTCTTCTTTCTCAAGGTCTTTAATTTTCTTTTGAATATCAAGAAGTTTTTCTGCCGTATCACCGACTGTCTTGATTAATTGACCTGCAACTTCATATGCTCGTGGATGTTCTGTCTCTCTGGACAGTTCAAGTATACCATCAATTGCATCTTGCCCACGCTCAACTAAATTATACAAGTTATCTCTTGCATATTTGTAATCAGTTTCTACATTGGCAGATCGGTCTGTTTTGACCTTCTTGATCACCTGTGTTGATTCAGATTTGATTTCCGTATCAATATTCAAAAGCTCATTGAGCTGATCATCTGTTTTACTCATAATTAACTAGCGTCTGTTGTTTTATCATCATCAAAGTCTCTTGAAGTACCATCATCATAGAAGGTAACATTCTCTGCAACTACGAATGTATCATTCGGTTCTACTGAACCTACGAACATGAGAGTAGTATTCTCATCTATTGTAGCAGCTGCTGACAAGACTAATGATAATCTGTCATCGGCAATAGAACTTACTGTTGGGTTTGTACTATTGCCTGTATAGAAGACTTCGTCTCCTGTACTGATACCACTATTTATTGCAGTATCAAAAGTAACTGTTGTTGAGTTCGATACTGCATTTGAAACTGCTGAGAAAGCAGGTTCGTAATGTTTAACTTCTTTAACAAGACCTGCCTCGTCAATTGACGATGAAGTAAACGCTGTAGTACCATCTCCGATATAATCTCTTTCAATAACATTTGTAATGATTTTGCCTGTGTAGACAGGACCAAAGAAGTATGTTTTCATAGTGAAACTAAGTTCATATGTGATCACTCTTCGATCTTCAAAACTGCCTTCGTAATCATCTGTAAAAGAGACATCATTTAAAACGATTGGCACATCTCTATGGTCTGTGAGATCATCAATCATTTTCATTGTGACTGTATATTCTGGTTGAAAGTATGGTAGAATCTGTTCTACGATCTGCAAAGCATCGTTCATGTTCTTTGTCATGATTGATAGTGTAAAATTCAGATCATATGGTGCAGGAGAATACTGAAACTTTCTATTCTCTCTACCATCTTCTAATGTTGTTTTTTGTGAACGAATAAGTTTGTTCTGTTGTCTTTGTGGATCGTATGTGAAACCAGTTAACTCAAACGCCATTCTTGGCAATGATATTGCTGATCTACTATTATCATTGAGATTTGGTTCTTCTGCCAATCTTTGCAAAAACTTTTGTGCAGGCCCATATGAGATCGGAACTTTGTAACGACCTAAAACTGTGCCATCAGACTTTGTCTTTTTATAATCGAGATTATTGAACATAGTACCAAAGACTGATACACATCTCTTAATTGTTTCATTGTAAAAATAAGTACCGAACATTATGGTTCACCGAATGGATTGGTCTCTGATAAATCAAGATAGTTACTATCGTTGTTTTCAAATTCTAAGTTATCTGCTTGTGGATCATTTGACATAGTCAAGATATCTGTTACTGAAGATACATCAAATTCTGCTTCTGAAGTAGCACCTACAATAGTATCGTTTGCTTGGAATGTCATTGTAACATCTTTGAGTTTTAGTACTCTTGTATCAGCACGCCAAGATACGACCTCACCAACGACATCATTACTACCATCAATTCTGACATTTTCGTTGACTGTAAATGTTCCTGAACCACCAGACGCCATTGTAAGTTCGACAATGTATGCCTGTTGATCTTCGATTGTATCGATCTCGATAACATCTGTATCGAAATCTTCGTTTGAGTATTCAAAGAGTTCACATCTCATCTTGAATACGAAAAGTTTTCCTATTTGATAGAATGGGTCTTCATGTTCTACAAATTTGATCTCAAACATACTACCAGATAAAGGCAAGTAAATCAGATCGCCTTCGTTTGGTCTAAATGATGTTGCAAGATTTGAATCAAGAGATATGAATCTTTCCCATGATCTAACTGAGATTATGAATGTAGCCTGATCTCTAACTTCGACACCAAACTTAGACATGAGATCACCATCGCCTTCAAAACCATCGGTGTTCTCAATATACATTTCAACTGAGTATGCATCTAAGAATTGTGCTTGAACTTCTTCGTTAAAGATGTCTTCTTCTTCAACTACTTTTCTAGGTAAATACAACACCTCATGTCCGTACATACGAAGTGACTCAACAACGATATCTTCATATAGATGTTGCTCACTGCTTACAGCATGACTAAAGTGTGTATTTGTTGGCATTTATTAACCTATCATATCCATGACTGGCATTTCATGATTCAGTCTGGATTCTTCTTCTAATTTTTGTATCTCTTCTTGTGCTTCTGATTTCATCTGAGAGGCATCTAGTGTTACACCTCCAGGCAAAGCGATGCCTTGGAACTTAGACAGGTTTTCACCCCATTGATATTTGACCAATGCAGTTGCATATCTCTTCAACCACATATCATTATAAACATCTGTGAATGTAGTAGGGTCGATTTTTCTGTAACACTCAATGACGATGTATTCATTCTCATTGATAGTATCAACATCCATATCTAGATATAGTCTATTCATGTGTTGATTGAATCGTGTAGGCACTCTACCGACTAGAACTCTATCTAGGGTAGCAATGTGTTGTTGCACTTGTTCGTAATACAATATGTTTGTACTGGTAAGATCATATAGATCATTCAATCTCAATTGGTATCTGAGGTCGAACATATTAGTAGTTGCGTTATCATTCATTGGGAAGATTCGGATAACTGAAGTGACAAAGTCTGGTAAAACTATGTAGTTTTTCTGTTGTAATACTTGTTCATCATCGTAGTCATGTGAACCAGCAGCTGACTCAGTGAAAGTTTCATTTTCTTTCATGCCAGTCTTTTTAGTGTCTGTGATTAGGTGTTTTAGATAGACTTTGATCGTTCCATCATAATGATAAGTATAAAAATACTGAAGTGCTTCGTCTATTCTATCGTCAAGTTGATCATCGTCAACATTGATTTCAAGCACAGGTGCACCGAGTTTTCTCTTTACATACTCTTTTAATGATGCTTTTGAATTTGGTTCTGCCATAGTAAGTTCCTCACCTACTATTTATACAAATTCTAAATTAGTCTGCGAAATAAGTTTTGGTTTGAATTCGATCTAGTTTATCTTCGATTCTTTCCATCGTACCGATAAGTTTTTCTAAATCTTTTTCGAGTTGCTCTCTGGTGACATATTCTTTAGCAATTTCTTCTCTGGTCTTATTAACCAAGATGTCGAGTCTCTTTTGTTCTGCTAAGACTGATCGTACCAGAAAACCTGCTGGTACTATTACAACTGTTAAGAATAAGTCCCACAATAGATGTGGTTCGATTGTTATGCCTTCCATGGCGCTTATTTATGGGATTAAGTTGCCCTTTTCATCAATTTCAAACTCTAAGTCAGGATAATTTAGGTCTTCTCGCCAGAGATTTTGCATTGCATCTCCGATCTTACCATGTTGTTTGAGTTCAACATTAAAATTAAAAGATATACTATATCTTGGTTTATCTGTTGGATTGGGTTCGACCATGTGCATCAATGCACTAGGAAAAAGTAACATTACACCAGTCCTAGGTTCATGACTCCATGACTCTGCCATTCTAGGTGTACTAGGAAAAGTACCAACTACTTTGTGGTCTGTATCTAAAGCTCTGAAAATACCCTCATCTCCATCTGCTTGTATATACATTACACCTGAATAGTAACAACCATTGTGCAAGTGAGGTGAATTCCAAGAACCTTTGTAGTTTTTATTTGCCCAAGCATTATGAAACTCAATATTAAAAGTATTATCTTTGAGACCCATGAATGGCATCATTTCATCTCTGATTGTTCTTTTGATCGCTCTTATACACTTAACAAATGTAGGATGTCGATCAATGCCATCATTTGATTGCCAACCATTTTGATTCGATACATTACGACCTTCATGGTCAGTTCTTTCCATCATATCTATTTCGTTTCTCATCATATCGAAATATTCTTTATGCATAGACGGATCTTTATGTTTGTCTCTATCAATAAAATCCCGTTTAAAAACATAAGCAGGAAATAGTATTTTTACACTCATTCTTTTACCTCATGAAAGGGACATTCAGGTGGTGGACTTTCTTCATTATAGAACTTGCCCTTTTCTTGCCAATAGCCCTCATTACGATATGGACCAAACTTGTTATTTTCTTCCATGTTATGATATTTTTCACGCTGATGCCATTCTTCGACTGTAACATTTGGATCATTGCTTGTCGATGCATGTTTATTGTTATGCCAACTTGCTTCGCTAGCTAGTTGATAGGTTGCAGTCCATGTCTCTCTTTTATACGGAATGATTTGACACAATGCAGTTCCTTTTGGGATTGTGAAATCGTGATCAACTTTTGGATAAAAGATCATTTGTGCATTATCTTGATTAGCATTAAACTTATCTGTATCGATTATGCCTTGCCAAACTGAAAAGTATTTATTAGCATGTAAAAACGGGTCAAGATATATTGTTGAATATCCTGGTGGTGTTTTGATAGTCCAAGGTGCTCGTAACTTAAATGCATCTCTTACCTTTCCTGGTAGTCCCCAAGGTGTGAACGAACTGAGTTGTGCATGTGGGTGATTTGGTGAAGCTATTCTATCTTTAGGATTAGTTGCGACCTTGAAATTTGTATCAGGCACTCCGTCTGCATTGCCATTCACAACTTCAATATCATGTTGACTAATAATTAACCAACCTGATTTTAACCAATCATCCATTGCAGGACAAGCTCGAATAGTTTGTGTTTGTGCGCCTTGTTGATCAGAAAATACTTTCATTTTTTTCCACCATTCAGGTTGCATACTTTTTGCTAGAACAGGTTTGAATGATCTGACTGTATCTTCGTTATGTGCTATAAAATCTATTGTAGGCATAATTCTACTTCATCACCTCTGAGAACAATTGATCTACGATCCTGATATCTTGCTCTCTCGTTTGGGGCATCAGCACCATGTGGTATTCTGCCATCAAACATTAATAATCTATTTGGTACAAAATCTACTTCACCAATTTGATGATTCTTGATATGTTCATCACGACCATCAAGACCTTGTTGAGGTGAATCATAGAATCTTAATTTGCCACCCCAATTTGGATTCCAATATCTATTGTAGTAATATAGAAACGATAAATTCCAATCGTCTTTCTCATCGCAATCTGCATGAGTAGTGCCGTGTTGACCGTAAGTTTGTGAGTTTGTACCCATGTACTGAAATCTTTTCCATACAAATCCAAAATCGTTTTGAATTTTACGATCTAATGAATCAGCTAATCGCATGGTGGGTTTATGTACACCATAATCGTTTTTTCTATTGCCGTTTTCATCTGATCTGAACCAACTAGCACCCCAAAAACTATGATGAGGTAAACCTGTAGGACTTCTAGAATTAACTTGATTAGTTTTAGACCACATACTTGCTGAAGTGATCGCATCATCTAAATGATGCCATACATTGGTCTCAAGATAATTGTCGATTACATATACTTTTGTTAAAGGTAGTTCTTGTATATGAAAAGGGGAATCTACCTTTTCAATCTCAAACATTAAATATTTGGCACCGCATGTGGTCTTGGCAATTGATTTGCAAAAACAGAATATTCTGGTAAAACATCTTCTCTAGTGTTTTGAATCTCTTCTATCAAACCAACATAAACATTCCATATTGTGTCACTATACTCTAAAACTCTTCTTGCATCTGATCTATATGGATGATTAGAACCTTGTCTACCAGCTGCTAAGACTTCAACCAAATCGCCAAAACCATATCTTCCTGATATTTCTTGAATGTAATTGTGACACAAACCATTTAGTTTATCACTATATTGACTTGCTAAAGATACACCAGCTGGTGCTTCTGAGTTATCGATATATTGTTCGATGGCATCGATCTCAATATCAGATAGGTTTTCTTTTAGTTGCTCTTCGAAAGGAACATCATCTTGCCAATTCACAATTTTGATTTCTTCATCATCGTAAACGACAACATCATATTCAAAACCAAGATTTGGTTTATCAGTGTTATTGAAACAATATTCTAGACCATTTGGTTTTCGAATGTGTAGATCACCATTTTCGGTGTATATAAACATGTTCATCATAATCTCTCCATTATATTATACTTTTGATTTATTTGCAACCTTGTTAACCATTTTTTCATATTCTTCTAACATATTTATTCGTGTGGTGATCATGTCTTTTATCCATGGTCCACCTCTTGTATAATGTATTGCAAATGCTCCTGGTTTAGTTTTTAAGTCATCTGTGCCTTCAGTTACTATCCATCTTTCTGGTATTTCACTGATTGCATCTGTCCATTCAAATTGATGAAGATATTTGCCTGTCTCAGTATTGACAACTTCAGGTGTAAGTTTCTTACAGTCAGGATGTGAATTGTTGAATATCATCAATGAAGACCATAGTTTCTTTGGATATGCAACATTCTTTTCACCATTAAATTTAGTTTCATGTATCTTATCAAAATCATATTGCACACATGCTACTGCATCATCTGGATTTAAGAAATGAAATAAAGGTAGTATAGACTTAGAGAAGATAAAGTCATCATCAACAAAGATACTAAAACCTTCGTAGTTTTCTAGATATGGCACTAAGAATCTTGAATATGTAAACTCTGTAGATTGATTCGCATACTCTCGTGTATATTCTGGTATTTTTGCTTTATCTAACAACTTGACTTCAGGTTCCCAATCAAAGAGACTATTGATATACCCACCACCAAAATTTTGTTTGATGTGGTGTTTAATAATATCAGCAGAGTTTTGTGCAAGATCACCGTGTCTACTATCATACCCCACATAAATTGTAATCTTTTTACCACTAGATAATTCAGTTACTTTCTTATTGAAATCATAAACCAATTCTCTGAAATCACTGTTTAGTCCTTTATGTGCAGCCGAAGATGATATTTCCATATACCCTCGTGAGTACAAAAGTGATAAATTATCATGAGTACAACCTTCTTTTGTAAGTTCTTTATGATAATCTATCATTTCATCCCATGTCAATGGTTCTGAATCAAAGAGATTGTATCTATCAGTTATAAGACAATCTAAATCATCGATAGATAATAGTTCTAATACTTGTGATCTGACAGAACCTGGATGAATTGCAATTTTAAATCCATCTCTATTCTTTTCTACTTTACCTTGAATTGGATTCCAAAGGCCTTCTTTGCGTATGTGTTGTGTTAACCAATGTGCTTTTGCACTATGATAATATGAAGAGGATATTTGTTCATATTGTTGCCATTCTTCCATTGATTTAAAAGAATCGCTTACTTGATCATAATTTAAAATGTCTTTGAACTCAACATGTTCGCCTTCTAAGTTTTTAAATCCAAAACCTAGATTTCCTGGTCGTTGTTTTGCAGGTTTACTACAATACCCATGAGGCATAAGTGAGTGATATAAAAAGGATGAATGTGTAGTTTGACCAAATGTCATTAACATTCTATCAGTTTTACTGACCATCTCAGCCTGAAGTTTGTTAATGTCTTTCCACTTGACAAGTTTAGGACCACCAACATATTCGTATGCCCACTTGGCAGTTTTATATGCTTCAGTTTCCTCTACACCTTCTTGGTTGAGATTGAAATTGCCTACAACTTGGTGTCTAGTGTCTGTTTTTAGATCAAAAGAATCGTTGAATAACTTGCTCTTGAGTTCCTCAATAGTAATATCCATAATATAACCTCAATTGTTTTAAAGTATTTATGCAGTAACAGGAGTACCTGGCCATTGTTGACTTAGTTCACCATCCCACCTAATCACTGGTGTTCTACCTTGAGTTGCGTAGGTACTTGGTGATCTATGTTGGTAACTTGTCTGAGTAATACCTTGTCTTGCATATGTACTTGGTGATCTATGTTGGTAACTTGTTTGAGTGATACCTTGTGTTGCATATGTACTTGGCGACTGGTGCTGATATGATGACTGAGTATTACCTTGTGTTGCATATGTAAATGGTGATCTATGTTGATATGTAAATGGCGATCTATGATCATAAGTCAACGGTGATCTATGTTGATATGCTACCTGTGTAATACCTTGTGTCTCATAAGTTCCTGGAGACCTAAAGTTGTATGTGGTCTGAGTAATACCTTGGTGTTGATATGTACTTGGTGATCTGAACTGGTATGTTGTCTGCGTAATACCTTGAGTCTCGTAAGTGCTTGGCGACCTAAAGTTATAAGTGGTCTGAGTAATACCTTGAGTCTCATATGTACTTGGTGATCTAAAGTTATAGGTGAACGGAGACCTGTGATCATAAGTTAATGGTGATCTATGTTGATATGTGGTCTGAGTAATACCTTGTCTCTCATAAGTTGAAGGTGATCTAAAGTTATAAGTTGTCTGAGTAATACCTTGAGTTGCATATGTGAACGGTGATCTAAAGTTGTAAGTACCTTGAGTAATTCCTGGTGCCTGATAGATCAACGGCGATCTGTGGTTATATGTACTTGGTGATCTATGTTGATAAGTAGCAGGTTGTCTTGCATCTCTAATATTAGGTTGCTGTGCATTACTTGGGTTCTGATATGTGAACGGAACTCTTGCATTTCTAATATTAGGTTCTTGTGCATTTACAGGATTTCTATATGTAAATGGCACACGAGTATTTCTGATATTAGGTTCTTGAGAACTTCTAATATTAGGTTCTTGCGTATTGCCAATTACAGGTTGTCTTGTATTACCAATGTTAGGTGTTTGTCTGTTTCTAATATTTGGTTCTTGACCATTTACAGGATTTCTGTATGTAAAAGGTGACCTATGATTGTATGTGTTAGGTTGTCTAGCAGGTGCCTGATATGTAAAAGGTGACCTATGGTTATAACTATTGGGTTGTCTAGCAGGCGCCTGATATGTAAAAGGCGATCTATAGTTATAGTTAAACGGTGATCTAAACGATGCCTGATATGTAAAGGGCGATCTAAACGAATATGTGAACGGCGTTCTAAACGAATATGTAAATGGTGTACGATATGAATATGTGAACGGCGATCTATAATTATAGGCAAACGGAGACCTATGGTTATAGGTCTGCTGAGAACTTACAGAGGTCCTTGCCGGCGTGTTCGTTAAACCTATCCTTTGTCCTATAGGCATCTTGTTTTAACTCCTTCTATCATATTCATATTCTTACGGTTCAAAGGTCTTCGTCTCTTGACTGTTAAAGTTATGTACTAATAAACCATTTACAAAGTAATTATTATTATCTTCAACTCCTGATACATTATAAACAAACATATCTGAGTTTTCTTTAATATCTACAATTTCTACATCTTCTGAATCCGCTCTATCTAACATGATTGCATCTGTTGATGTAAATAGTTTTTGACCAACTTCTAATTGATGTGTTACTTCTTTTTCTAACCAATCATGTTTCTCGAATGCATATTCTGGATCTATTGCACCCCAACCTTCTAGGCCTGCAATCTTAATTGGATGTTCAGCAGTAGGTTGAATAATTCTGCCATCTGATAAAGTAATATCATACACATTGCAAGTTTGTTTGTTCATGAGTTCATATACTTTCTTAGGTTCTAATAATTTGGTTGATTCGTTCCATGACCAGATATAATCATTTTCTTTGACTAATTCTATAGGTTTCTGAGAACCATCTGCCATCCAGACTAACGAACCAGCAGTAAAGCAACCACCGCCACCACCTTGGAAATTTGTATAGAAATAAGGGAATCTATATCCGACCTGAACAATATTTGGTTGTTGCGATGTAACTGGCGTTCTTCTAATATTAGGTTGCTGAGCACTTCTAATATTAGGTTGTTGTGTATTACCGATTACAGGTTGTCTAGAGTTACCAATGTTTGGCGATCTAGAGTTACCAATAACAGGTTGTTGTGCGTTTGCAGGATATGTCACTGGTTGTTGAGCAGCTCTAATGTTTGGTTCTTGTGCGTTTGCTGGGTAAGTAAACGGCACCTGAGCACTTCTAATATTTGGTTCTTGTGCGTTTGCTGGGTAAGTAAACGGTGTCTGTCTATTTCTAATGTTAGGTTCTTGTGCGCTTACAGGATTTCTATATGTAAATGGTGATCTATGTTGATATGTAGACGGAGTCCTAAACGAGTATGTAAATGGACTCTGAATGTTATATGTAAACGGCGATCTATGATTATATGTAAATGGTGACCTGTGATTATATGTATTTGGTTGTTGACCATTTACAGGATTTCTGTAAGTACTTGGCGATCTGTGGTTATATGTATTAGGTTGTTGACCATTTACAGGATTTCTGTAAGTACTTGGCGATCTATGTTGATATGTAAATGGCGTCTGACTATTTCTAATATTAGGTTCTTGGTTGTTTCTAATATTAGGTTCTTGTTGAGACGCTGAATAAGTATAGTTCTGTGAAATCTGTCTAATGTTTGGTTCTTGACCATTCGCAATATAAGGATACGGTGCAGGCGTTCTTCGAATATTTGGTTCTTGTGCATTAGCAATATATGGATAAGGTGCAGGCGTTCTTCTAATATTAGGTTCTTGTTGATCCCTTGTATTTGGTTCTTGAGCACTTCTAATATTAGGTTCTTGTGCGTTTGCAATATACGGATAACCTACAGGTGTTTGCCTAATATTAGGTGTTTGTGCATTAGCAATATACGGATAACCTACAGGTTGTTGTCTTATATTTGGTGTCTGAGCGTTTGCAATGTAAGGATACGGTGCAGGTGTCTGTCTAATATTAGGTTCTTGACTATTTGCTGTATACGGATAAGGTGCAGGTGTTTGCCTGATATTTGGTTCTTGTTGATCTCTTATATTTGGTTCTTGTGCATCTCTGATATTAGGTTCTTGACCAGTCGCAATGTAAGGATAAGGAACAGTCTGTTGTCTAATAAAAGGATTTTGCCTGTTTGCAATATATGGATATGGTGCAGGTTGTTGTCTAATTACAGGATTCTGAGCATTAGCGATATATGGATATGGTGCAGGTTGTTGTCTAATTACTGGATTCTGTGCGTTAGCAATGTAAGGGTAAGGTTGTTGAACTGTCTCCTGACCTGAAGCATTATTCCAACCCGTAGGAGTTTTAATGTAGATTTGTTCTACATCTTTCCATGTATCTGAGTCTGTTTTGACCCATGCACCCCTTGTACTATTCCAACCTGTAGGTGTTTTTACCTTTTGATTACCTGTCGCCATATATTAAAATCTCTAATTAAAAATTAAGAGTAAAAAATCCACAAATCACCAACTGCACCGTCACTTGATGTTGGCGCCGATGTAGATTGGTAGATATTTCTCATAACACCACCACTATTTGAAGCGTATGATGTTGTAATCTGGTTTGCAGTGAAGTTACCCGCTGTAATTGATAGGTTACCTGTGCTTGAACCAGTGAATGTACCAGTACCGACTGTAAACTTGTCAGCACTTTCGTCATAACCGATAAATGCGTTTGCATCACTTCCTCTTTCGATTACGATACCTGCATCGCCTGTAGCAGAACCTGTTCTGCCATTTCCTAATTCGAAGAGTTGATCTGAAACTGTTGTATTAGTTGATGATACAGTTGTAGTTGTTCCTGATACAGTTAAGTTACCAGATACAGTCAAGTCATTGAATGTCGGGTTACTTGAAGTGCCGACTGCCTGACCGATACTGATTTCTCCTGAACTAATCGTAACACCAGTTCCTCCTGAGAAGTGAGCTCTTGCTTCTGAAGCACTTGGTCCTGTGTAAGTAATTACACCACTTGTACTATTGTATGCTAAACTACCATCTCCACCTGAGTCTGTAACACTGATTGATGATCTTGCTCTTGCTGATGTGTGATATAGATTTCCATTTTCTGCAATATCACCTGTATCTAATGTGACTGATTCGCCTAATGCAGTTGCATTTGAATTGATTGTGATTGAACTATTTGCAAGTTTACCGTTTGCGATTGAACCTGCAAGCATGGCGTTTGTGATACCACTTTCTTTGACTTGAAGTGAATCTGAATCTATTTCGATTGAACTATCATCAACACTAACTGCAAGTGATACTGAAGCACCAAGATCGACTGAACCGCCACCTGATAGACCATCACCTGCGGTGACTGTTACTGAATCATTTACAAGTTTTGTGTTAGCGATTGAACCTGCTAACATAGCGTTTGTAATACCAGCGGCTTTAACTTGTAGTGTATCTGAACTTGTCTCAATGGATGAATCGTCTACATTAACTGCAAGTGATACATCTCCTGATGCACCCCCACCTGATAGACCATCACCTGCGGTAACATTTGTAATATCACCATTAGTTGTTGAATATCCGTAACTTAAAATCTTGTCTTGTACTGCAGCTGCTGTCATCAATACTGTATCTGAATCACTGAATGATTCTGAACCTGTTTGAATTGATGCGCCTGCAAATTCTGATACTGTTAGACCACTAACATTCAATGTTACTGCACCTGAATTACCGCCTCCTGAAAGACCTGTACCAGCAGTAACACTTTCGATATCACCAGCATCGTTTGTGAAACTGAATTCACCTGTTGATGAGTTGTATGATAGATCGCCACCTGCACTGAATAATCCTCTAACTGTTGAGTTGTCTAATGCGAGATCAATTGCACCGTCACCAGCATCGTCATATGATGCAGTAATACCTGTATGTGATCCGTTGGTTGCTAACTGAGCACCAGTAACATCTTGTACTCTTTCTGTTGTATGATATTGATTTGCTGAACCTTCTGATAAATCATCTGTATCGAAAGCAGACATATTGACTGCAATGTCATCATCGTTTACTGTAATACCTGTGCCAGCACCAATGTTAAGTGTTGCATCACCTGAAGTTGCTGTACCTGTAAGACCAGCACCTGCGTTAACTCCTGTAATGTCGCCTTGTTGTCCGTTGATTGTTAAAGTTCCAGCAGAATCATCATATGATAATGATACGCCAGTTCCTGCTGTTAAGAGTGTATTGACTTGATCATCAATTGCTTCTAAAGCAGCTGTTCCGAAAGCGGCAGTTGTTAAGTCGCCTGAACTGTCGATAACCTCTGTTGTACCGACCGTGAGGCCATTTTTGATTATGAAATTTTTACTAGACATTTTTAACTAAATGTGCCTCCGTTCACCGATGATAATGATAACTCACCCGTTGTTGAGTTATATGATAGACTGTCTTCTCCAGATGCGAGTGAGATTGCACCTCTTGCTCTTGCGTTTGTAAAGTATAAATTCGTTGAACCCTCTGATAGGTTATCAGTATCTAACTCTGATATAGCGCCAGATTGAAGTTTACCAGAAGAGTTAATCACTTCAGTAGTACCTACTGATAATCCATATTCTATAACTAAGTTTGATTGGGTTGCCATATATTAATTCCTATGCATAGGGGTTAATTCTTACCTTTATTTAGTTTATCTAGTCCTCTCCAATGGGAGATTCCAGAAAGAAAATTAAGTTTTTATTAGTTGTCTAGACCACTTGAAGACTGTTGAACTTGAACTTGCTGGTGTGACACTCAATCTCACATTACCGCTTGATAATGATACAGATACATCATATAATGAACTGTTAGTAATGATGATACCATATTGCGATTCGTATGCATTTGTACCATTGTGAATTACTAGTATCTCAGATGCATGGTAATTACTTCCTTGAGACGCTTGTAGAAGATACTTTGCACTTCTATAAGTCGATGCTGAGAAACTATCTAACTCTGTAGATGATGTTGTGGTTAATGTTGTTCCGTCTGTACTGTCAACAACAAGACTATCAATTGTTAATGTGTCTGTTGCTGTAATTGTAGTACATGATAAGTCGCCAACTTCTAGTGACGCCTTTGCATATCCTGAACCTGATAAGTTAACTGTTGTTGTTGGTTCTTCTTCGAGTCCATCAAAGAGTTTCCATGTTGAATCTGAAGCATCACGAAACAATCCTGTATATTCACTTGCACCGCCATCTGATAAACCATCGTTGTAATTACCGTAGAGTCCTATGTCTAGTGTGTCCGATGATGTATTGCTTTGTGCAAGTTCGATCATACTATCAGTTACCGAAGTGGTTGATGAGTTGACCGTAACTGTTGTTCCGTTTACTGTAAGATTGCCTGTAATGGTTGCGTTTCCATCAACACTCAAGTCACTTGCAGTTTCTAGTCCGTTATCTGCCAATAATTTCTTCTTCGTAGCCATAACTCTATTTATGTTTTTGAAACACCTAGATAAAAAAAGAGGCACCGAAGTGCCTCTCAAAAAGTTTAGTTTTTGTGAATTATGCTTCTACCAAGGTTCTATCAAATTTAATTGATGTTGATGAAGTACTTGCTGGTGTGACCAGAAGTCTTACATTCGAACCTGATATATCTGCATCAATTGTCGCTAAATTAGCGTCCTTCAATGTACCGTATTGGGTCATTGTCACTGTACTTCCGTCATGAACTAACATAACTTCTGTTGAGTGAAAATCACTTCCCCTTGTCATTGCAACGATGTATCTAGCAGCTCTGTAGTCTGAAGCTGCGAAAGAATCTAGAGCGAACTCAGTTGTGGCTGTTCTTGTAGCGTCACCACGCTTTTTGTTCTTGTCCTCTGTTCTCTTTTCAGTTATGATCTTGTCGTTGTCTTCATCGTATTTAAAGTGACGAATAAGTTCAGCGATTTCAAATGCTCTTGTCTTTGCCATATCTTATTGCCCCCTTATTGATGTCTGATTTGGAAAGTGTCTACTGTTGTATTAGTATTCACAGGTGTTATGAGAAGTCTCATATTACCTGAACTAACATCAGCACTTAGTGAAAACAATGATGAACTTGAATACACATCACCGTATTGTACGAAATATGCATTTGAACCATTGTTTATCAACAACACTTCAGCTGCGTGTGTACCCGCTGTTGAGTGGGTAGCATTTATCACATATTTAACTGCCTTGTTGGCAACTGGCAATGATGATAACACTTGATCAGCTGTTGTTGCAGTAAAAGTGTTTGCAGTAAAATACCCTTGAACTAAGTTTGCGACCGAAGTGATCGCAACGACTTGAACAATATCACCAGAGATGACATTATTCTCAAAGGTTATAGTACTTGTATTGGTTGCAGTATAATCGTCTCCACCGTCAGCGAGAAGTACACCATTGAGATATACTTGTTCTGACCCTATATCATATGACAATGTATTATTATCATCGTCTGATCCAGATACAGTTGAACTGGATGATGTTATAGTATATTTGAAGATCGATATTCCCGAACTAGCGGCGTTTGCGAAACTTAAAGTTCCTGAACCGTCAGTTGAGAGTACCTGATTTGCTGAACCATCACTTGTAGGAAATGAGTAAGCACTATTTACGCTAAGGGTTGATGGGTTAGTCCCAATCTCGACTATAGAAGCAGATCCATCGTTCTTCTCCATAAACAACTTACCATCGTAAGTGTTTACTGCTAATTCACCTGCAACAAGATCACTTACTGCTGGAGTATCATTCTGAGTAGAACTTCTTTTTAATTGAATTACTGCTGCCATATTACCCTCCTATGAGTTTAAGCACTAATTAAAATGTGCCTCCGTCAATTCCTGTAATAGACACTGCACCACTTGACACTGTAAACTCTGAAGAGTTGAATGAAGCGATACCTTTGTTAGATGTTGTAGCATCTTCGGCTGCAATTGTAATCGAACCTGATCCGTTAGTTACATCAATACCTTCACCAGCTGTTAAAGTAGCAAGTGCGACATCTGTACCTGTACCAATCATTAACTGACCGTTTGCAGGAGCAGAACCGTCTACAGATGTAATTGAACCAGATAATGCAAGACCAGTTGCTTCTAATCCACCAAATACTGCGTCCATCGCTGTACCTGTGAATACTGAAGAACTATCTGTTGCTGATTTTAATGCTACGAACTTCTCATTAGATTCGTCCATACCAAAGAAACCAACTTTAGCTGCACCATCGTTATACTTAAATTTAATACCTCTGTCTAGGTTGTCATCTGAAGCATCGTCACCAATTTCAAACACTGGGTCAGCGATTGATACTGTTGTTGAGTCTACAGTTGTTGTTGTACCTGAAACTGTTAAGTTTCCAGAGATTGTTGCGTTTCCGCCGATTGTTACATCGTCTGGTAAACCGATTGTAATAGTTTGACCTGAAGCTGAAGTTTCAATCTCGTTTGATGTACCAGCGATTGTCAAAGACTGAGAGTTGAGATCAACTGAACCAGTTCCTGAATCACCAGCGACATCTAAGTCTTCTGCTGTGATCAATGCTTCAATTCTGTCGTTAATAGCGGCAGATGTCATGATAGATGTGTCATCA